CATCGATGTTTGTAACCATCTGGAGCTGGGGGTGCGTCCAATGCAGACGGTCTAGTCCAACCTTTTTTACGAGCTGTCTTTTCCCTAGTCTCACTGGATCTTAGCGTTTTATTTACCATATTGTCTCCAATCTATAGATATTTTGCGTATTCTTCAAGAGGTACTCCTAATTTTTTTGCAATTGCAACTTGACTAGGAGTTAGTTTTACCTTTCGAGAACCGCTTGTTTTTGATGTGCGTGAAGTTCCAGCAACTGTTTGAGGAGCTTTTTCCTTCATTTGTTCTTTTTGTTCAAATTTATTTGGAAACTGATCTTTCATATAAGAGTTAATTTCCTCATAATATTCGTCGCTTTTAGGATCGTAACCCTCTCTTAAAAGCTTTTTATGATGAGCTAAAGCGGTAAATGTCATGGCTTCATCTTGACCAAACCACTTATTTTCTTCAGCCCACTGCTCTGCCCTAGGATCAGGTTGTCTTTGAACAGGTTGTTGTGGTTGTTGTTTCTCAGCCATTAAACCTTGTTGCTGTTTTAATAACTGTTCTCTCTGAGCTTTAGAAGCAATAGCTCTTTCTTCTTCAATTGCCAATCTTGTCAAAGCTCTTTGAGCATCAACCTGAGCATTCACATCATTATTATACAACGCATCTTGATAAGCTTTTTTAGCCTGTTCAATTTGAGACTGAACTCTTGTCTCATATTCTGTAAGATAATTTTCATCCAAAGATTTAATTTTATTTTCGTATTCTTCGTATTTTTTCTTTGCACTCTCTGCAAAACGAAGAGCTTCCTTTTCTCTTTGCTCTGTCTTTTCAACTCTATCTAAAAGTTTTTTAATTCTTCGTTGAACGTTTTTAGAGTATTTATCCAGACCATCATCTTTAGAATCGTCATCATCGTCGTTTTGTTGATTATCTTTTTCTTCAGCGGAAGCCTCTACTTTTTCTTCAGCTTTATTTTCTTTAGTAGATTCTTCTTCTTGAAGTTCAACCTCTTGACCCTCGCCTGTAGTGTCAAGGTCTACCATTTTTTCTTCAGCCATAGTAATCTCCTTAATAGATTGTTAATACGTCTTTGGGATCTTTTAATTTAGCTAACACTTCATCATCATTAAGAATACGGATTTCTCCTCCTTCAATCTTAACTCTTGATCCAGCGTATCTAGCAAAGACTACCCAATCGCCTTTCTTACACCACGGTCCATTGGGAAATTTATCTTTATCGGCGTAAGCGTCGCTTCCCATACTTAAAATCAAACCAACGTTAGTTGTTAGTTGTTGTTCTTCAATAGCCTTATCAGTAAGATACAAACCTCCTTTGGTTTTCTCTATACCTTTATAAGGTAAAACAACTATTCTCCAACCCGTTGCTTGAGGTATTCTTTCTAAAGCAGGACCTTTGCTTTCTTCTTTCTTCTCTTCTTTTTTATTGACGGCTTTCTTTAAGCCTTCTGGGAGTATTAAACTACTCATCTTTAGTCATCCTTTCCATAATCTCTCTGTAATCTCTTTGAAATTTTTGCATTTCGTGAAGTTTACCTAAGCAGTATTTATAGTCTTCAAAGGAGTCAATATTCATGGAAGTTATTTCTTCCTCTAAAGCTTTTATCTTATCCTTGATAAGTTTGGTCACTTCATAGTCAAAGTAAGCCATTATTTTTTAAATTTTTTGATAGCTAAATCGGTTACCTTAAGTCCAAAGGAACTTGCGATGGCAGCCATCAGCGCCCAGATATACCAGTCGGGGAGACTATCTAAAGTTTGAAATCCTTCTTTTAATTTATCAATCCACTCATATTTGCCAAAGAAGATAGCTCCAAAAACTATAAGGAGTGGAACTGAGAGGAGGACGGTGAACCACTCGTCACGCCAAGAGTTTTGCATATTTTTCTGACTTTCAATGGCATAGGCAATTTCGCCTTCAGCCATTTTTCTAATATGCGTTTGCTCAGCTTGAGCCATAAGCTTTTTAGTTTCTGTCTTTGTTTTAACAACATCGACTACGCCTTTTATAACAGTGGGAACTAGATTCCAGAGCATGACCAGTATCCTAATACAAAGAAAATGACAGCGATAATAGCGTCTCTCTTCTTTATCTTAGAAGACCAGCCTTTAATTTTATTCAGAATATCCATTAAAATACTCCTTCAAATTTAAGACCTTTAGATGCTATTCCATAACCACGTTTGTGTTTTTTATCCTCAGGTACAGATTTCACTTCCATGATCTTACCTGGTGGAATAGATTGACCCTGCGATACAGGACCTTTTTTTGGAGGTATTGTTTTTGTTAACTTTTTTTTCATTAATGTAATGTTAGACTATTTTGAGGTATTTTCAACCTACTAATTTGATTGCAAATGTAAGAATCTGCAACATACTCACCATAAGCATCAACCATTGTTTCTCTACTCATACTTAGCATTACCTGTGCTAGCTCCACAAGATCAACACCCTTTTCTGCTTGATCCTGTATAAAGTCTCTAGTTTCATCAATGATCTTTTGAACTCGAGCCTCTGTTTTTTTATCAATCATATCTGTAATGTAATACGGCTTAGACATTTTTTCTACTCTTCTTTTCTACTTTTTTTATCTTACCTTTATTTTTAGAGGCATAAAAAACTTGTTCACCTCTTTTCTTACCATATTCTTTTTTCATAGCAGACATAATTTTACTGCCTTTTTTGGTTAGTGGCATCTCTTCTCTCTTGATTTAAAGTTTGTGTTGTCATTTTGTCGTACTGCACTTCGGCACGCTTATCGGCAATATCATAATCCTTTTGCAGCTTTGCTTTATCCATAGCGTCTTTTTGTTGAAGTTTTTGTGCATCCAACTGTAATTTTGCTTGATCAATTTGTGCATCCATTTGATCTTTCATTGCGTCTTGCTGTAGCTCTTGCTGTTTTAACTGAACAACAGGATCAGGTTGTCCTGCTCCTGATAGTTGCTGTGACATTTGTTTTAGTTCCATCATAAATTGAGCTTCGAGTTTTGCGATGACTGGGTCTAGTTGATCCTGTGGAACTTGACCTTGCTGTGCTAGGAACATTGCTTGCTCTTTTGCTTTGAGAGAAACGTGCTCTAAAATATGTTTTTGTAATTTCATTGCCATCGGAGGATTAGCTAAAATCATTTGATTGGTACCAAAGAGAATATGGTTTTGAATGTGAGCATCGTGATCTTGTCCCTCGTAAGCTTTCAATAAATTACCATCTAATAAATCAGCGTGTTCCATTGCGGGATCCTTCGGCTCAACGGGACTATCTTTTCTTAACATCTCATCGATATCTTTTACCCCTAAAGCCTCATACATTCTTCTGTATGCCTCTTTCATGTTATGTAAATCGGGAGCACTTTGAGCTAGCTGTAATTCAGTTTGAGCTAGAGTTACTCTTTGAGTCATGGAGAAGATATTAGGATCGGATACAGGTAAGACATCCACTTGCTCACTAAAGTCTTCTGCCTTGATGGTTCGATCTGCTCCCTCCACTGAATACGGATAGGTTTCAGGAAGATACTCAGCAAAAACTTTAAAGAGTAATTTAAATTCTTTTTTCTGAGAGTAGTAGGATCGCTTGTGGATCGCGGACATCACTTTAGAACCTCTCTCGAGTAAAGCCATCGTTGTACCGACAGGAGCGTTTTGATTGGCATCACCCACCTGTAAATCAGTGATGGCTGCAAATCTTTGCCCTGACTGAACAACAAAACCTAATAAACTATATAATGTCTGAGATGGCTCTTTGTAAGGTAAAGGTATTAAAGCGTTTCGAAGATCACCGTTGGGTGCATCAATATCTCTAAACTCACCTGGTTGAATCGGTTCGGCATCATCTCTAATTTTCAATCCTCTGGTCTTAAATCCAGCAGGTAAATTCGATAGGGATCCCGCATCAATTAACTGACGTAAAATAGAAGTTGCTGCTCTGGAGAGAGAGCCAATAACATGTAGTAAACCAAAACCATAGAAACCTAATCCTGGTAAAAACTTATAGTGAACAAAGTATTGCTTCTTCATTTTCTTGGGATCGTCTTTATCGTAGTTTCGACGAATACCTACAATTTGGCTTGATCCATCCTCAATCGTGACGATGTAGGGTATTTTAATTCCTGTGGGCTCACCAGTCTCATCGGTATCCTCAAAACCTTCAATATCTAAGGAAACATGAAACTCGTATAGTCGAACATACTTGTCTCTCTCATTTTGTTTTAATCCTTCAATCTCATCGTATTTTCTTTGAACCTCACTCGGGTTCAGTTGATCGGGATTAATTTCAATATCTTTATAAAATCCTGAAACTTGTTTTTTTCTAAAATCATTATAACCCATGTTCACAATCTGACAGATGCGATCGCAGCTATCTAAATCGGATGCCATGTAATTAACGACTAAATCTTCAGCGGGAACGAATCTTGATACAGCTCGATCCATTAACTCATCGTAGTAAACTTTTTTAAATGTGCTACCAGCTAGAGGGAGATAAAACAACATTTGATCATACTCAGGTGTGAAGTCTTCCATTTTGTTCATTAGCTGGTAATTCATGTATTCTTGAACACGTTGTGCTCTTGCGTACTTGTCGGGAGTTTCCTCTCCCATCATAACGGTTCGAACAGGACCACCCGATGGTAGTAACTCCTTGTAGGCGGATGCCTGAAATTGAGTGGCACTCTCTGCCAACAAAGGATGAGTCACACCACTCGCGCCATTGAAAGGTCGAGTACGCTTTTCATATTTAAGTCCTAGTAAATCTAAACCTTTGATGTAGGCTTCCTCCCAATCTTTTCGAGAGGCGCGGTCACTCTCTAAGTCATCTAATAACTCAGAGGATATTCTTCCTAAAATTCGATCGTCTAAAACTTCTGCTAAGTTGGAATAGAACTCCACTTCATCGGGGATCGCGGACATTGGATCGAAGTCAAGAGTTGCTCCTCCGTCTTCATCCATTTCAATTTCAATTCCCTCAGGGCTAGGGATCGGTTGACCGTCGATCTCTACTTCGGTTTCGGATTTGATAATCTCTAGGTCAGGTGTATCGCTTGTCTGATATAAACCTTTGTCGATGTTAGTTGCCATAATTTATTTTTCCAATAATAGTATTTATATCAACTAACCCACCATTTACAAGCGATGGTATTTTAGGCACTGAAATTATACCGCCTCTCCTTTTAAGCTCTATTTTAGATTTTTTTAATAAATTAATTACTTTAGTTGAATCTAAGATTTCTTGATATTTTTGGTCTCTTTTTTTTGAGATTGCTTTGATCTTGGAAAAGATATCGTTGAAAACGCTTTGGGTATCCCCGCTTTTTTTATCTGTTCTTTTGTCATTTTGTAAGAAGGCATTTATATTTTCCTCATAACTATTTCTTTCAATAAGATCACCATACCATACAGTGTCTAAAATACCAACATTTATTTCTTTTCCAAAGATATTTTCTAAAGAAGAAATAACTTTATTGTCGTCAGGTTTACCTTCAAAAGAAAGTGTATTTAATACAAAACCACCAATAACTGGAACTATATTAAATTCATATCCTGTAATTTTACTAAACTCTTGTAATTGTCTTTGGTTATATTTAGTGCTTGGGATATAATACGAAGTGGTAGGCTTTGTTCCTTCTGGTATTTGTAAAGAATCATCTAGTAATATAAAATTACTAGAAGCTGTCGCTTCTTGATCCAAGTATTTTCCTAAAACGGATAAAATAAAATTTCTTTGTGGGTCAGTCAATTGAATCATTTCTCCTTTTTTATTTTTATAAACAGAAGGAATGATAATATTGTTACCAACTTGTCCTTGCCAAGTACCAAATCCTTGTATTAATCTAGACATTTCTGTTTTCTCTCCTACCACAGCTGAAACAAGATCCTCAATAATGGAAGGATTTTTTTCTGCTTTAGTGATTAAAGAAAGACTTGCTGATTTATTTATTTGATTAATTTTGTCTATTAAAACTTTATCATCAGGAAAAGAGTTAATAAGTTGTTCTATTTTATTTCCTTGTGGAGTTATAAAAGTTCCAGGTTCTATTGTCATTTTAACACTTTCTTCAAAAGGCCTTACTGTTGATTGTAAATCTCTTACAAAATTAATATCTTTTATATTTTCTCTATTTATAGAATATCCCAAATTTTCCATTTGCATTACAATCTGAGGACCTACTTCAGAAAAATTAGTAGACCTTCCTCCTCTATTTTCTGTCCACATCATTGCCTGTAACTCAAAAGGCTGAAGAAGTTCTTCTCCCTTAGGAATACTTTTATTAATTTGAGTAGTTAAATCATTAAGCACCATTGTTACTAAGGAATATAAATCTGGATTTCCAGCTAAAGCTTCAGGATTCATTCCAAATATTTTTGACATTTGTAGATCAATTGTTGTGTTAGGTATTCTATCATCTGTTCCTGCAAAATATTTAAAACTATCCACATAGTTTCTAAATTTAGGAGAATTAATTTTAGACTCTTTATCTTTCAGTAATACATCAAGACTTTGTGCTGTTTTGAAACCCATTCTAATAGGTCTATTAGAAAGAATGTCTGAAAAAACTCCTAAAGCTATTTTTAAATTTTGAGCAGGATCCACTCCTCCTGATGTAGTAGAGACTACTTCTAAAAATAAATTTTTCTCATCTTTGGTTAAATCTAATTGATCCATTAGACCATCTAACCATTCGGCACTTTGTTGCCACCAGTATCTTGCTTTCTCATCTCTATTTAAAGAGTTATTTAACAAATCTAAATCAGGCATTTTAAATCCAAAATTATTTGCTATCTGTTCAATATCTACTCCTGTTTTATCTTTATATTCCTTAAATACTTTACTTTTGATTTGATCGAGATCGTTTGATGTAAAAGAATAATTAATAGGGTCAGCAGTTTTATTTAAGTACTTTTCTTTTCTTAAATCCTGTTCTCCAAATACTTTAGTAGGATTAACTGCTTCAACATAGTCATAGGGTATGTCAGTTTTCATTTTAGGAGTATATTCTTTAGGAGAAATTGTTTTTTCTGTGACATCTGACTTATTTATCCTATCTATTATTTGTTGAGCAGCGTTTGAAGGATTTTTAGTTAAAAAACCTGTTCCTTTACCTTTATCATAAGGGATCGTAATACCACCAAATTGTTCCGCTGTAGGATCAATAATTTCTCCTTCTTTATTTTTTAAAAACCAGTGTGTATCTCCTTCATCCAGACCCTCAGGAAAAGTTTTGCTATTTAAAACATAAGACTTAAATCCATTGTCTTTTCCATACATGTGAAAAGCGGCTTCTGATGCTGCATAACACTGACCACAACTAATATCATCATCTTCTTTTAATTTTTTTAAATACTGAGGTTTTAGTAAATCTTTAGTTAGCACAGGTCTAATCTCATCTTTAAGAACGGAGTCTTGAGGACTATATACTGTCTTGGAAGTAACATCAGATTTAGTATACTTACTTTGAAGATCACTAATGAAAGGTGCAATATCAGATTTTGTTTTTATTAGAGTTTCAAATTGATGAGGTTGTGTTCCTACCAAAGGACCTTCAGTCGGCTCATACACAACTTCTCCTGTGTATGGGTTATATATTCTAGATTGTTTAATAGAGGTTCTTGCTGTATTAGAAATTACTTCTGCTTCTTCAGGTCTACCTCTCATAACTAAAGAATCCGACTTAATAGGAGACTCTATAACCAATAAATCTCCTCTAGGTTGAGTTGTTATTGGATCCATAAAAGCTTCATTAGCAAAATAACCAAATTTAATGGCTTGCTTTGGATTCAAAGTAAAAGATTTAATTTTATTTTTATTTTGTTTATTAAGTAATTGCATTACTTCTTTGGTGTTGGTAATTCGAAAAGCATTAAATTGAGGTCCTAAAAAATTTTCTGCTTGTTCTTTGATATACATGGCATAGTCATCATAACCATCTATTTTTTGAATAGTTTTTGTCGCTTGATTATCACCTAAATCACCTACTCCTCCGTAGTATCTAGATTCCACATCTTCTATTCTTCCTTCTATTGATTCAAATTCATTGGAAGTTTCAAAAAAATCATTCACGTTTTTTTCTGATAAAGTAAATTTTTACACAAACCGGGTTAACTTTGATACAATATCACAGAGATTGCGTGAATTATCTTTTCTTAATAAAGGTTTAGAAATAAATATCTTAGATAAAAGAACAAATAAAAAACATAATTTTAAATATGAAGGAGGTATTACATCTTTTGTAAAATATCTTAATGAAAGTAAAGTAGCAATCTTCAAAACTCCGATATATATTTCCGGTGAAAGAGATGATATACAGGTAGAAGCAGCAATTCAGTATACTGAATCATATCATAAAGCAATTTTCTCATATGCAAATAATATTAACACCATTGAAGGGGGAAGCCATCTTACTGGATTCAAACTTGCTCTTACCAGAGCACTAAATAAGTATATTAAAGATTATCAGATTTTGAAAAAGGAAAAGTTAACAATTAGCGGGGATGATATAAGAGAAGGAGTAACTGCTGTAATAAGTGTAAAATTACCAAATCCTCAATTCGAAGGTCAGACAAAAACAAAGTTGGTTAACACAGATGTCGAAGGTATTGTAAATTCTCTTGTTGGTGAAAAATTATCAGATTTTTTTGAGGAGAATCCATCTGTTGTTCGAAAAATTATCACTAAAGCATTAATTGCTGCTCGTTCCAGAGCTGCTGCACAGAAAGCAAAGGAAATTACACGAAGGAAAGGACTCTTAGATAGTGGTAGTCTGCCTGGTAAATTAGCAGATTGTTCATCAAAGGAACCTGAAATATGTGAGATATTTCTTGTTGAAGGTGATTCTGCAGGTGGTTCTGCTAAGCAAGGAAGAGATAGAAGGTTCCAGGCTATCCTGCCTTTGTGGGGTAAGATGTTGAATGTCGAAAAAGCAAGATTGGATAAGGTTCTCACTAATGATAAATTAGAACCGATCATTTCTGCAATTGGTGCTGGAATTTATGATGAGTTTGATGTTTCAAAAACCAGATATCATAAGATCATTATCATGGCAGATGCCGATGTAGATGGTGCTCATATTGCAACATTGATTCTAACATTTTTCTTCAGGTATATGAAACCACTTATAGAATATGGTTATGTATTTATTGCAAAACCACCATTATATAAGATAAAAAAGGGGAAAGTAGTTAAATATGCCTTTTCGGATGAAGAAAAGAATAGAATAGTTAATGAGTTTGGAAATATTGGTATTGGAGTTCAAAGATATAAAGGTTTGGGTGAAATGAATCCGGATCAATTATGGGAAACGACACTTGATCCAGAAAGACGAACACTGGTTAAAATTTTGATTGAAGATGCAGTGGAAGCAGACAGAACATTTGATATTCTGATGGGTAGTCAGGTTAAGGCAAGAAGGGACTTTATCGTGGAAAATGCTAAATATGTGCAGGACTTGGATGTCTAAGACTTATCCACGAATGAACACGAAGAAACACGAACTGACATGAATAAGAATTTATAATATCATAGGTGAAATAGAAAGATAAGATGAAAAGGGAAATACATTAAGTTCAGGAATTTATCTTTATAAATTAATAGTTGATAATACTATAGATACAAAAAAATGCTTGCTGTTGAAGTAAAAAATCATTAAAATAAATGATTAAATTTAATAGTTTCTTTGTGTCTTTCCGCCAAAGGCAGATCTATTTCTGGTATGATGTGCCTTTGTGGTAAATACCTTAAGGAGAATAGAATGGTTGAAGGAAAAGGACAAATTATCAAAACGAATATTGAAGATGAAATGAAAGAGTCATATCTAAAATATTCAATGAGTGTGATAGTATCGCGAGCATTACCTGACCTTAGAGATGGATTAAAACCCTCTCAACGACGGATAATCTATGCAATGCATGAACTGAATCTTGTGCCAGGGAAAGGTTTCAGGAAATGTGCAAAAATTGCTGGGGATACATCTGGTAACTACCATCCTCATGGAGAGCAGGTTATCTATCCAACTTTAGTCAGATTAGCTCAGGATTGGAATATGCGATATCCATTAATAAGAGGTCAAGGAAATTTTGGCTCTATCGATGGAGATCCACCTGCAGCAATGCGTTATACTGAAGCACGATTACAACATGCTTCTGTAAGTATGCTTGAAGAGATAAAAATGGATACTGTGGATTTTATTCCTAACTATGATGAAACTCGAAAAGAACCAGTAATCCTACCTTCAAAATTCCCTAATCTTCTTGCTAATGGAAGTAGTGGAATAGCTGTTGGTATGGCTACAAATATTCCTCCTCATAATATTGGTGAAATAGTGGATGGTTTAATCGCATTGATTGATAATTCTGAAATAAAAAGTGAAGAACTAATGGAATTTATAAAAGGTCCTGACTTTCCAACTGGTGGATTTATTTGTGGGAAATTACCCATTTATGAGTATTTTTCTACCGGTAGAGGAAAATTAACTGTTAGAGGTAAAGCGTATATCGAGAATGTAAAAACTGGAAAAAATAATATTATTATTACAGAAATGCCATATCAATTAAGTAAAAAATTATTGATAGAAAATATTATTGCTCAAATTAAAAACAATAATATAACAGCAATTTCAAATATTCGTGATGAATCAGATAGAGATGGAATGCGCCTTGTGATCGAAATTAAAAGAAATGAAGATCCTAAGATTTTGTTAAACGCTCTATATAAATATTCTTATTTGCAAATAACATACGGTGTTATTAATCTTGTTCTGGTCAATCAGGTGCCGACAGTTCTTACTATGAAGCAAACTCTGAATGAATATCTTAAATCCAGGCATATAATTGTAGTTCGTCGCACTAAATTCAAATTAAGAAAAGCCGAAGCTAGAGCTCACATATTAGAAGGTTTGAAAATTGCTTTAGATAATATTGACGAGGTGATTTCAATAATTCGTTCATCCAAAAAGGCTGAAGAAGCCAAACAAAGACTTATTGCAAAATTTACTCTGTCTGAAATTCAAGCTAAAGCAATTTTAGATATGAAATTAGAAAAATTGACTGGATTAGAAAGGAAAAATTTAGAAATTGAATATCTTGAATTAATCAAGAATATTGCTGAATATCGAAGTATTCTGGAAAACAAAGATATGAGAATGGAAATTATTAAAAGTGAACTTCAGGAGATCAAAGAAAAATTTGATGACCCACGACGAACTCAGATTATTGAAAGTTCTGACGAGTTGAATATTGAAGATCTGATTGCTGACGAGGATATGGTTGTTACAATTTCTCATGCCGGATATATTAAAAGACAACCAATAAGTACTTATCAAAGACAAAAGCGTGGTGGTAAAGGTCTATCTGGTGTTTCATTGAAAGAAGAAGATTTCATTACAAATCTTTTTATTGCATCAACTCATAGCTATATTCTTTTCTTCACCAATAAAGGTAAATGCTATTGGCTTAAAGTATTTCAAATTCCAAGAGCAGGAAGACTTTCTCGCGGAAAAGCTATTGTCAACCTCTTACCTTTAGAAAAAGAAGAAAAAGTAATGACTTATGTTGCAGTTAAAGATTTCAAAATAGATCAACATATTATTATGGCAACGAAAAAAGGTATTACAAAAAAAACCGAGTTAACTGCATTCAGTCATCCAAGGTCAAATGGAATTATTGCCATTAAAATAGCAGAAGATGATGAACTTCTTGATGCACAAATTACTTACGGAAGTAATGAAATTATCTTAGCAACAAAAATGGGTTATGCTAATAGATTTTTCGAGCAAGATGTAAGACCTCAAGGAAGGAATACCTATGGTGTTCGTGGAGTTAGATTGAGAGAAGGTGATGAGGTTATTGGAATGGTTGTTGTCAAAAGGCATGGAACATTATTAGTTCTAACTGAAAATGGGTATGGAAAAAGAACTGCTATTGCAGATTATCGTATCACTAAAAGGGGAAGTAAGGGAGTTATTACAATAAAAACAACTGAGAGAAATGGTGCTTTAGTAAAAATAAATGAAGTTATTGATGACGATGATTTGATAATCATTACAAGTTCTGGCAAGGTGATTAGACAGCATATAGAGAAAATTTCAGTAATTAGTCGTAACACTCAGGGTATGCGTTTAATAAGATTAAATGAAGGTGATCATGCAACTGATATTGCATTACACGAACATGAGGAAATTATCGAAATTAACGGGGAGACAAAATCCGACAATAATAAAAATATAGAGGAACAGCAAACATAGTGAGAAATATATTATTTATTATATTTGGGCTTGTTCTTTTTATAATATTACTAAATTCATGCGCTCCAAATATTATTCCGATCAAATCTAATAATGTAAAAATTAAAGAGGATTTTGCTCTTATTAATAAAAAAGATTATGATATTGCAATTCAACCACAGAGTTGGAATGACCCTCCGCAAAATCTTGAAAATTATTTCACGATTTTTTATATCATATTCAGAAATAAAACTAAAGAAGCAATGCCAATAGATAGAGATTCATTTGTTCTGATTGATGCACAAGATGAACAGTACAGTCTGTTTGATAGTGATGAAGTTGTAGAAATTATGTATGGGATTGACCAATATTATGATATGAATTTTCTTTTAAATTATGATTTCAAGGATAAAGATGAACTCAAGGAAGAATATGAAAATCGTCTTGAGGGAATACGAAATATAAAACTCAAAGCGTTACAATTTAGAAAAATTAGACCGAATGCACAAGAAAGTGGTTATATTTTCTTTGAAAAATTTGAATATAAAAAGAATTCTATTTTCAAAATATTATATAATGATGATGTTATTAAATTTGCTGTGACCGGATAGGAAAATAAATCCACACGAGTTTGCAAGCATTAAAGATTTCAAAAAACAAAATACATGAATCCAACTGAATTAATTATTAAGAAAAGAGATGGAAAGAAATTAAGTAAAGATGAAATTCATTTCTTCTTAACTGAATATCTTATGAGAAACATCTCAGAATATCAGAAGTCTGCACTGCTTATGGCAATTCTTCTTAAAGGTATGGATTTCGATATTCAAATT